GTGTATGGCGCACTGAGACGGTGCGGCGAGGCCATCGCTGCGGATCCGTCGCTGGTGAAGTCACTGGACGGCAGAGATGTGGACGATTTACGCAGCCCGAACAGGGGCACGAAGATTTACAAGGCGACGGCCGATTTTTTGAAGCAGCAGGGAGCCATCTGAACGCAAAAAAGCCCGCCCGGGATCTCCCGGGCGGGTTTTCTGCGTCTATGCGGTTTTAGACCTTCGCAGTGTAGTCCAGAGAGATCCAGCCGGCACCGCTTTTCAGTTTGCCCCATTTCGAGGCGCCGGGCCCTTCGGCCTCTGCGGTGATGGTGTAGATCCCTTTGTCCTTGATGGATCCGTTGGTGCCGTAGTTTGTGCCCGGCCCTTTGCGGATGTTCAGCTCGTCCGTCGTGACGCGGACACGGTAGGCGGTAGCTTTCCCGCCCGCTTTGATGTCGGCGGCGTCGACCCATCCGTAAACGGTGGAGCTGCTGCCGGCGGTTGCCTTCAGGTGGTAGGGGTGAGCCTTCCCGGGGGCGACGGCCGTGACCTTCGCCTTGCCGGGTTTGCAGGTCTTGGCTGCTGTGGCCGCGGATCCTGTGTAGTGCTTCGTGCCGGTGAACTCCACCTCGTCGCCGACCTTCAGATCGGCAGCGCCGGCGTCAGGCTTCTGGCCGCCCCCGGTTTCGCCTGCGGGGCTTCCGAGCCTGCGGTTTACCTCTGCGGCGATCTCTCTGTGGCGCTTGTAGAGGTAGTCGCCCGGGCAGGCTTTCGCAGCGTAGTCGCGGTGCACGGTCATGTTGCAGCCGTTCAGGTGGTTGACGCGGTCAGTCTTACTGGTAGACCAGACCAGCCGCTTGATCCCGTTGCGCTTGCAGATGTCGGTCACGAGATCCAGCAGCGCGGCGTATGCCTTGGCAGAGACAGGCCAGTCCGGGGCGCCTCCGTTGTTGGCGACCTCAATGGTGACGGCCCTCTGGTCGTTGGCGCCGGACGAGGTGCACCACGAGCGGTTTGCCTCGTCCACATAGAGGGCGACGCGCCCATCTGTGCCGACGCCGTAGTTGCTGGACGCCTGCCGGGAGGTGGACGCGAACAGGTTGCCGCAGGTCTCGACGGACAGGTTGCCGGCCATGCAGTGGATCGTGATGGTGTCGATCTTCTTGGTGCGCTTGCCCGAGTGGTTTGGGCTGAGCTTGGTGTAGCTGACAAGCGGGCTGTTACTCATGGCCGTCGTCCCCCTTTCCGTTTGCGAACTCGCCGCGGGCTTCCTCGCCGAGCTCCTCGCCCGGCTTCAGGTTGATGTCGTCGAAGTCGTTGCTTTTCATGGTGTTTCCTCCTTTGCAAAGATAGGGCGGGCCGTATTGACCCGCCCCTTGTGCGTTATTAGATGGGCAGCGCGCCGCCGTTGAGCTGGCTCACAGCGGCCTCGATGGCCGCGTTGACGCTTTCCTCGTCGACCGAGAAGCCTTTTTGCTTCAGGAAGTCGAGGACATACTGCTTTTTCTCGTCGCCACGGCCCTGCCCTTTGTAGAGCTGCTCAGCGGCAGCGACGCCGATCTTGACCCACTCGACCAGCTCCTTGCGCTGTGCGTCGGTGGTTTTGCTCTTGATCCACGGGATCAGGAACACGCTGACCGCGGCAGCGATCAGCATAATGGCCGCGTTGATGATGGGTGTGATGTCGATCATGTTCATCCTTTTGCCTCCTCATTTTCTGGTTGTGTTTGTGTGTTTTCGTACTCTCCGGCGGCTGGCCGCGGGTTTCCGTCGGCGTCCAGCCCGTGCCGGTTTCTGCTGACTTTCTCCGTGGCCGATGCGGCTGCATAGCTCACGAGATAGGTGACGCAGGCCGTGAAAATTGCGATTGTCACATCGCTGGCGGTCTGCTTGTCCATGAACGCAAGGACGAAGGAGGCCGTGGCGGCCGCTGTTGCGATCACCACGGCCCACGCCGCGAGCTTCTTCTTGAACTCCCACGGCCGCCGCGTTCGTCTCAGCCGTTTGGGCTCGTATTTTCTCATGGGCGCCCCCTTAATACATGGAGCGGATGCCCTGCTCGGTGAGGAAGTCCTTTTGTTCGTGCTTGACCTGCCGGGCATATTCGAGAGCCGCTTCCGTCTCTCCGTTGGCGTGGCCGTTCTTCAGCGCTGTGGCTGCGGCCTCACCGAGGGCGATGGCTGCCCCGACGCTGCGCACGAGGAGCACCTCGTTTTTCTCCCGGGCTTTCTCTCTGCGGTCGAGCTCCTCGTCTCTTTTGGTCATGCGCCGCTGGAGCATCCAAAAGCAGAAGCCAGTGATCGCCGAAGGGATCCCCATGATTGCCACGAGCTGTCCGATGTCGAGCTGGATCATGCTGCGCCTCCGTTCTCGACATCGACGACCTTCCACCCGGCCGGGTAGTCTGCCGGGCTGCGGTCGTTGGCCCCATCCCTGATGGAGCGGTAGACCTTTCCGTCAGTCCAGAGGCAGACCTCGCCCTTCTGGTAGCTGTCCTCGGCCATCGTCGGCTGAATAAAAGGCTTTGCCTTTGCCGGGTCGGTGGTGTGGTAGGGAGCCCAGTGGGCCGGGCTCTTTCCGGGCTCGATGTCGGGGTTGTTCTTGGTGCTGTGCTCTTGGCAGCAGCGCCAGCTCTGGCCCGCGTGAGTGCAAGGCTCGCCGACCTTGTGGGTGCCGTCCCCGTCGGGGCCGGCCTTTGTCCACGCCGGCAGGATCTCCTCGCAGGCGATGACCTGCGTGCCGGTGCGCTCTCCGGCTGTGATGGCGGCGATGGTGCTCAGGCGAGCGCTGCGAAGCGCAGCCTCGAGGCCGCTGTACTTTTCGCTCATTTCGTCAGCCCCCTCTCAATGGCACCAGACAGCTCCCCGAGATCCTTCTCGATGTCGTCGATGCGCTTCTTGTCCTCGGGGGAGGTGCCGCCAGCGGCGGCAGCCTCCTCCTTTTCGCGGATGGCCTTGATGCTGTGTTCCATGAAGTAGACCATGCTGCTCCTCCTTTCTGCTTATGCGAAGTTGCCGCCGACCGACTGGATGAAGCAGGGCCCGGTTGCGGATCCGCGCAGCAGCTTGACCCTGATTTTCACGCCCCACTCGTCGGCGGTTTTCGTGGTGTTGGTGAAAAAGTGCTTCTGGCCGGTGAGCACCTTGTTGGTGATGACCTCCCATGTGGGCGCCGCGTCGTTGCCGTTATTGCAGATCTCCACGGTCAGCGTGCTGCCGGCGGGGAAGCTGCCCTGAATGTTGACGAGCGCCTTGGTCGGCATTTCGTCGGCGGCCATCGCAACGGTCTGGACGAACTCGATGGCGTTGACTGCCTTGGTGAAGGTCAGCGTGCGCACGGTGCTCTCGTTCTTGGCGTCCGTGGCCGTGATGGCGATGGTGTGGGAGCCGTTCAGCATCTTCAGCCATGTGTCGGCCGGGATGCTGAGGGTGTTCGTGGCGCCGAGGGTTGCGGTGTAGCTTCTCAGGGTCGCTCCGTCCAGCTTCTCCACGACTTTGACCTGATGCCCGTCTGCGTCGGTGACGGTGTACTCGTAGCTCGGGGGCGTCGCCGTGAAGCTGCCGAGGTTGGTGTCCTTTCCGCTGATGACGGGCGGCCGGTTGTTGGTCACGGTGCGCTCGGTGCCGGTTGTGTATGCTGACTCGGCGCCGGCGCTGTCGTATGCCTTGACCCTGTACTGCACCTTCGCCCATCCGTAGGTGATGGCGTCGGAGAAACTGCGGGAGGATCCCTTGTAGACCTGCCCCCATGTGCCGCCGTCGACTTTGCGCTCCAGCACATAGCCGCTCAGGTTGCCGTCGGGGTCGGTCGACTGGCCCCACGAGATGCTCAGGTTTTCCCCGCCGATCACTTCGCTCGGCACATTGATGGTGGCCGGTGCGGTGGGCGCCTGATTGTAGATCACGGTGTAGCAGCCGTCGGCGTCGGTGGTGTCGGAGATCAGGAGATCAGAGGACAGATTACAAGCGGGGCGAAGGCCGTGGAGGCCGTAGTAGGCGTTGCCCCAGTTCAGCGTGCCATCGAAGGGGACAATGCGGGCGAAGCGGGCCGACCCGGCATAGGCGTCCGCGAGCCACCACCACCACGCGGCATTTGCGGCGGGGTTGCTGGAGTAGTTGGAGTTGGCGACGCACTCAGGCGTCACGGTTGCGATGCGGCTGGCGTTGTCGCTGAAGATCGCCAGCTTGCTGCCGGCGGTCACATCGCCGGTCAGGTTTACCTCCGAGCAGGTCAGGAGGAAGATCTTGTCGGTGCAGGTCTCCGTCCCGCCTCCGTCGGTGGAGCTCCGGCCGACGACGCGGTTGGTGCTCAGGAGCGCGTTGCGCTCGTTGGCCGTGAAGGCGTTGAGGAAGCCGGCGATGGTCTGGTACTGGTTTACATTGTTCCAGACATTGGCAGCGCTCGGGGGAGCGTCCGCGCTGTGCTGCGCGGCGTACCACGCGTTTGCGGCGGCTGCGCTGTTGAGCCACTGCCTGATGTTGGAGTAGATCCAGCGGTTATTGCCGTAGTTTTTGCGGTCGCTGTTGCCGTTGGCGCTCTCCTTCGCGTCGAAGCACATCATCTTGATGATCTGTGCGGTCACGAGGGTGACGCTGTTGTTGGGGAAGCCGCTGTGGTTTTTGTCTGCCACCAGCCAGATGATCGGCTTGCCGTGCAGGCTGCCGAACTTCACCTTCGACTTGTTGGCGAGGTTGCTCAGTTTTTGAGGCATGAGGGTCGTCTCCTTTCGGTTGTTGTTTCAGCTCCGGGAAATAGGCGAAGAAGTAGGCGTCCATATTCTTCCGCAGGTGGTAGGTGTTGCCGTGCGAGATATGGCCGCACCAGCTCGCGTACGACTGGACGACGCTCTCGAGCGTCATCTTGCCGCTGTCGACGAGCTGCCTGTATTTGCGGATCTTGCGCTTCATGTTGTCGATGCTCTTTGCCCGCACCTTTCTGACCACCTTGCCGGTGTTCGTGATGTAGGTATGGAAGCCGAGGAAGTCGATGCCGTTCTTCAGCGGGAAGATCTGCGTCTTTTTGTTCAGCCGCAGGCCGAGGGGTGCGATGTACGCCTCGATCTCCTTGAGGATGCGCCGGAGCTTCAGCTTGTCGCTGTCGATGATGTAAAAGTCGTCCATGTACCTGCCATACACGAGGCCGAGATCGTCGCGCAGCCAGTGGTCGAACTCGTCCAGATAGAGCAGGGCGAGCAGTTGGCTCGACTGGTTGCCGATTGGTATGCCCGGATCCGGCGTGCTGTCGATGATGATCCACAGCAGCCACTCGACGAAGTCGCGCAGCTCAGCGTCGTCGACGACGCTGAACGCCTTGCGGGCGGTCTCGTAACAGTAGGAATGGAGCAGGGTATAAAAGAACTTTGAAAAATCGCCCTTGAGCACCCAGCCGTCGGCGTAGTCCCACTCCTCCATCGGCCGATATGGGAGGCCGGCGGCTCTGCGTGCTGCCTCGTCTGCCGCTTTCCGGCTGAAGAAGTAGTGGCGCATAGCGTCGGCCAGACGGTCGAGGCCGTCGTGGGTGCCTTTGCCGTTTTGCCCGGCATAGTTGTCCCTGATAAAACGCCGGCAGAATACCGGCTCGAGGATGTTGTCGCAGAGCGAGTGCTGGACGACCTTGCCCTCGAAGTCGATAGCAAGGACGAGCCGCTCCTTGGGCTCGTAGACTTTGAAGGGGTAGTACGGGCCGAAGGTGTACTCGCGCCGCTGAAGGCGCTCGGACAGGTCGACGGTGCGCTCAATGGCCTCCATGCGGTAGCGCATGGCTGTCGGGTTGTCTCGCTTTCCGCAGCGGGTTTTCTTATAGGCGGCGTATAGCGAGGTAAAGCTATTTACTTTGTTTTCCATAAAAATATCCCTGCCGTGGATAGCTCCGGCCACGCTTTGCGTACGCCGCCGGGGGCATCGGCAGTCCTGTGTTTACCCTTGACCGCGCCGGTCAGACGGCGCAGGCTGCGGGAGGGATACGCCTTCCTTGGACGATGGTGCACAGTGTTCGCCGCCTCTCGGCGGTTAATAAGTCGGGCTTTCCATCGAAGCGGGGCGAAGGCCGTTGTTGCCGTTGTAGGCGTTGTTCCTGTTCAGCGTGCCATCGGAGTTGACATTGCGGGCGTTGTTGGCCGACCCGGCACGAAAAAACAAGGCGTACCCCACAGGGCTGCTATTGATGGCGCGCTTGCGCGTCCATCTTGGCGGCCCTTTCTTTATCTGACTTGTACCACTTTGCTGTCTGGTTTTTCACTCCCGTCGCCATCCGTGACCAGTAGGCGAAGGCGTCATCACTGAAGCCGCTGAGGATCTCGTGGGCGAGCTCGATGTGGTGCAGCAGCTTCCGGCAGTTGCGCAGAGCTGAGCGCTGCGCCCTGTATCGGAGCTCCCGCTCCTCGCGGTCACTCAGGAGCAGGTCGTTGGCCTCCATGAGATCGGCCACCAGATCGCTCGCCTCGTTCATCATGCGTTGCGCAAGCCCGAGCCTTTCCTTCTTCGGGAAGATGTTGGGGTTGCGCGTTTTGAGGTATGTGTGCTTTTCGAGCTCCTTGGCGTCGGTGATGACCTGCATCTCGGGGAGTTTCTCACGGCCGAAGGGCGGGCGGCCTACATTGGCCCGCTCGTATGGCCGCGAGTGTCCGTTGCTTGCCATAAAATCTCACCTCCTCGCCTTTTATTGTGATCTTTGCGCCCGTCCCGTCGTAGGCTGTCCCCTGTATAACGATCAGGCCGTCCTCCTGTTTGCAGCAGGAGCATGGAAGCGCAAGCTCGACGAACAGGTGGGCGATGACGCAGGACGCCTCCGGCAGCGGGATCGGGGTGTACCCATGCCCGCGCACGGCTTAACACTCGAGGCGCTGGAGCGAAGCGTTCCAGATGCCGGTAGTGAGAGTGATGCCCTCCAGATCCACGAAGGTGATCTGGAAGGGGTTGGTCACGATGTCGCCGAACACAGAATCCCACAGGGTCGTGATCTTGCTGGTGTTCTGCGCGACGGTGTTGCTCAGGTCGACCACGGCCTGCGCAGCCTGCCGGGCGATCTCTATGGCCTGCTGCGCGAGCGCAAGGGCCTCGTTTGCCGTGGCCTGCGCCCCGAGGGCGATGGCCTTGTAGTTTTCGTAGTCCTCCTTCGTGGCGTAGGCGTCTGCCGGGATGTATGCGGTCACATTGGTCGCCGACCCGATGGCCGTGACGATGTCGATGGTTTTCTCGACGATGGTGGAGCCGCCGATGGGCGGGATCCACTCGGCGAGATCGCCGCAGTTTCCGTAGCAGTACAGCACCTCGCCAACGGCGGGGTCGGGATCCTCTGCATAGAGCCCGAGCTCCCGGTAGTAGAAGCCGTCGCTCACTTCCTGATTGGTGAACACGCCGCCCACGGTGACGGTGCCGTCTCCGTTGATTGCGAGCTTCGTGATGTCGACGGTCGCTTTGGGGTTGATGACCTCGGTGAGGGTGCGGGGCGTCTGACCCTCCTCGAGGTAGCCGTCGCCGAGGACGATCTTGGTGTATTTGATGTTCTGGCCCGCCACGCCCTTCGCCAGTACGACGAGGCCCGCGGCGGTGATGTCGTTGTTGATAAATGCGGCCATGTTTTTCTCCTTTCCGCTTTAGTCTGCGGCGAGCACAGCGCTGGCGCCGATGCTGACGGTCTCGTGGTTGTTGTCGTGGACGACCGCCGCGTGGTACAGGTGGAGCTCGTCGCTGCCGAAGATGTGCGTCTCGTGGGTGTGATCCCGTGCTGCCATCCCGGCAAAAAGCTCCATCTCGCCGGTCAGGCAGATCAGGACGGCGTCGAGCCACGAGCTGCGCCGCTTGACTGTGCCGAGTAGCTTCATAAAGAGGTCAAAGTTTGCGTTGACCATCTCCGGGTTGTCGCTCAGGATCTTGAAGTGGTGAGGCTGGCCTCCGTACTCGTACCACTCGCGCACCTCGCCGCTGCCGAAGTAGTCGGTGATGATCTGCTCCACGGCGAAGCGGGTGCCGAGCTTGGCGTACACGAGGTCGCTGTTGCGGATAACCGCCCGCTTCGTCTCGATGGGCGCGGTGCTGTCATACCATTCGATGCGCAGCTCCCACGCCATCTCGTCGAGCTCTGCGTCGCTGAGCTTGTCGATCTTGTCCCACCTGCTGAGCAGTTTGAGGCGTGCGTAGGCGTCGCGGCTGATGATGTCGCAAGCCGCCGCGAGTCCTTGGTCGCTGGCGTCCTGCTGCATCCATGCGGGCAGGAGCTTGACCATCTCGATCTCGTTGAGTCGCATTTACACCACCCCCGTGACGCTCTTGTGGCTGACGGTCAGGTGGCCGCTGAACTTTGCGACCTGCGTGTCGCTGACCGGCGTGTGCGCCGGCTTCGCTACATCCACGCGGATCGCGCCGGTGAGGTTTTCGCCCCACGACGGGCACAGGATCAGCCTGCGGAGCTGGTCGGGGTTTACATCCCGGCCAAGAGCCTCCACCTGCCACTCGTTGTAGCGGGCGATGGCTCCGTCGCTTCCTTCCACATTCGCCACCACTTCGGCCTCGGTCTCCGGCGTCGTGTAGTAGACGAGCTCGATGTCGTATGGCACAGTCTCAGGCGCCACGGCGCTCACCAGATCCGTGAGCGGTCTGATGTCCTTTGCGTTGACGACCTCCAGCACTTTCTCCAGCATGGCCTCGTCAGGGATTGCGCCGCCCTCCAGCAGAGGGACGATTTTGACGCAGCCCTCGAGGGTGCGGGTGATGGTGATGTCGATGCTTTCCGCGCCTGACAGGGCCCCGGAGAGCTCGATGGTCAGCAGGTCATCCGCGTATGTGACGGTGTAGTCACTGCCTTCAAGCGCTGGATCCGCGCTGCCGCTTGCTCTGACGAGCAAAGTCTCGGGCTTTAGGCGGGAGCCGCCGAGGAAGGCACGGCCCGCGTAGGCTGTCAGCGTGCGGTCGATGGTCTCGGTCTCGCTGACGGCTTTGGCGTCCACGATGGAGCTGTCTGCTGTCATCGTCCAGTAGATGTACGCCAGCTCAGGGCCGGCCGTCGACCTCTTGGCGGGTGCCAGACGGATGCGCTCACGCAGCCGGTCGTCCCCGTCCTTTGTGTAGGGCTCACCATCGTCGCCGCCGGCGGTCTCCGTCAGGTTTGTGACGCTCTCAATGTACGGGATCAGGTCGACCAGCGTGGTGATGGTACCGGCTGTGTAGCCGTTGTACTTCGCGCCGTTGTCCACAGCCGAGGCCGGGATCTCGACAGAGTAGGTGCCGGCCTGAAGGACGGCGATCTCGTCGGTCGCAAAATAATTTTCGCTGTCCGGCGTCGCCTTCGTCCATTTCGGGATGATGATGTTGCTCTCGAGTGGTGTGCTTACAGAGAAGCGCATGATCGTGGTTGCCTTGTCGCCCTCGAGCCGCCGGACATCCAGCCGCTCGCCGATTGCGTCCAGCACTTGCCCTCTCGCATAGCGGAGGAGCGTCTGCCGGCCCGCGTCGTTGATGCTGTTGTAGAGGGCCACAAACACAGCCACCAGACCCTCGCCGAAGATGCGGCGCTCGTCTCCGGGGTAGAGTGGCTCCGATGCCGCTTTCTCCAGCTCGGTGATGATAATGTTGTAAAGACTGGAGGCGTCTGTGGTGACGAGGCTGATGTCCTCGCCGTAGTTGTTGGTCGGGTCGCTCATGTCGATCACCTCCTTCATGTGATGTTGTCAATGCTGGCCCGGAGCTCAAAGTTGCCGGTATCGGCAGCCAGAGCGGCCAGCTCGGCCGAGCTCAAAGAGACGCGGGGCTCGTATGTTTCCACGACGAACTCCACATCGGCGGTCAGGTCTGAGCCTGCCGTCTGGCTCGGCTTGTCGATCAGCGTGCGGTCGATCCCCTTGATGCGCTCGTAGGGCACCTCCCCGCGGATGGTCTTGAGGAGGTTTTGCACGCAGGTTTGCGGTGTTCCGTTTCCGCTTGCTTTCATGGGATCACCTCGCTTTACTTGGTCAGTTGCGTGTTGTTTGGCTTCTTGGCAGCCTTGTCGGCGCTGGATGCTCCGACGGTGACGGCTGTGAGCCGTGGCCCTGTGCCGGATGCGCCGGCCGGCGATGATTTGCTGCCGCCTGCGCTGGCCTTTTTCCCGCTGGCTTCCTCGGAGTATTCCGTCAGGGTGATGGAGATCTTGCCCTTTAGGATCCTGCCGAGGTTGTCGAGCGTTGTGTCCCCGAGGCTCACAGCGGTGAGCTGAAGGTTTGCCGGGCCGAAGCGGCTGCCGGCCAGATAGAAGGGAGCGTACTGCGCGATCATAGAGACCCACGAGTCGAACTCGCCGCGGACATCGCAGCCCACAGCGGTCGCAAGGTCAAAGTCAAAATTGAACGATTGCAGCTTCAGGGCCTTGGTTTTCGTGGCGGGAGATCCGGCCTTGTCGTCACTGTTCTCCGTGTCGAGCTCGACGCTGGCCGAGACGCCGTTCAGGGCGGCGATCCGTTTGCTGGACACGCCCCATGTTTTTCCGTTCCATGATGCCATCACGGACATCGGTGTCACCTCCTTAATGCGGGCCGCTGGTCTCCCCGTGGACGCCGGCGTGGGTGTGGCTGTTGAGGCTTATGGCCCCGGCCTTGACATCGCCGCCGGCCACCACATCGGCAGAGGGCACGCTGACGCCCTTGTCCTGTACGGTAAAGGCGCCTTTTTTGATGGTCACATCGCCCGGGACGGTGCCGCTCCATTCTCCGTCCATGCGGGAGATGATGATGCCGGTGCCGTCCTCGAACATAGCGTAGGCCACTTCAGTGCCGACGGTCAGACCGCCCATCTCGCCCCGGAGATACCACGGGATCGTCAGCGGTCGCGTGACCATACTGTCGGCCGTGCTCGGGAGCACGCGGGCGGTCGTTTTGTCGCCGTTGCGGTCAGGTGTTCCCTCCACGCTGGAGATCTTGCCCTTTTGGATCATTTGTGTGTTGCTGTTTGGCATGGTTTAATATCCCTCCAGTGGTTTGCGGAGGTAGAGCTTGCTCCTCGTCTTTACATAGTCGTGCCGGATCCGGCTGATAAAGGCCGGGCCGTCCCACGACTGCACTGACTGAGTCTCCAGAGTGACCACGGAGCCCGCTGCGTAGTTGCGCAGCAGCGAGCCCGTCCAGAGCGTGCCGACCGTCGCGCCTTTGTTGGCGTCCCGGAGGAGTCCTTTTGCGAAGCGGTCGGCCTCGCTCTGGTCAGTCATTCGGAGCGGTAGGATCTTGCGCAGCACCTTGTCGCCGCCCGAAGGGGCTGCGAAGGTGCCGATCAGGCCGCCGTTTACAGCTTCGGCTGAGCCGTAGGCGTTGGCGCCCTCGTCTCTGTACTCGAAGTCGCTGGCGGGCGTGATGGTGATGGTGTCGGCAGGCGCTTGGCCTTCCATGTATGCCTCGTCGTAGACCACCAGCTTGCCGTCGTACACCAGAAACGCCGCACCCTCGAGGGTGCAGCGCGCTTGCAAAAATGCGAAGTCGGGGAGGTTGTTCTGCTCCACATAGTCGTATGTGTGGTCTGTGATGCCGTAGGTCTCGAGGGTCAGGCCGTGGCGTCCTGCAATCTCCTGCAAAAGCTGGAGGAATTTGACCCGCTCCCACGACTTGCTCCTTTTGTCCTTGACCGATTGCGGGGCAGAGTAGGCCCGCAGGGTGATGATGCCGGACTCCGGCACCACGCTTTCGACGAACATTTCCCCGGTTTTTGCGGCTCCGTCCTCGACGGCGATGTGGTCGCCCTTTTTGGGTGCCCATCTGTCCCACAGCTCCCGGGCGTCGTTGAGCTTCAGGAGCAGCTCGTCGCTCTGCTTCTCGGCGTACATATCGTGATAGCAGCGGTGGACGCTGATGTCGGGGTATATGTCGACGCCCTCGTACAGGATTTTCATGGCGTCACCTCCTCCACGGCGGCAGCGTGTCCGGGGTCTCTATCTGTTCGACGATAGGGATCCGCACGGCCTCGCCGCCCTCAAAGATAAGCACATCGCAGAGGTCGGGGTTTGCGGCGATGATGGTGCTCGCCATCCGCTCCTCGTTATAGGCGGCCAGCGCGATGCTGTCGAAAGTGTCGCCGCCTTGCGCTGTATAATCAATAAAGCCGACTGTCCGCTGTGACATAGGCGCCGCCCTCCCTTCTGCTGAGTGCTTCCAGTATGAAGTCGATGAACTCCGGCTCCAGATCTCGCAGTTTTCGGATCAGGGCGTCCTCATCGGTGTCCCCCTCGACTTTGATCTGAGGGGAGAAGGACAGGCCGCTCAGGTCGTAGACCACGGAGGTGCCGGATCCTGCACTGATTGGCTCGTACTCAGCCTCGTCCATAGCGCCGAGCATCCGGCCGGCCTCTGCCCAGTAGGAGAGATTGGCGCTGCGATATGCGGGGTTGAAGCTGATGACGGCCTCGGTCGGGTATCGCGGATCCTCGCCTGCGATGGACGGGCCGCTTGTGAAGCCGCCGGTGGCGAAGCCGGACACGCCCCCGCCGCCTCCACCGCCGCCGCCGAACAGTCCGGCGATCTTGTCAAATACGCCGGCGCCGAAGCTGACGATCTTGGCGATGACATTTGCGATGGTGCCCAGCACGGAGGCGACTGGCTGGAGCAGGCTCAGCAGGGGGCTCAGGACGGGAATGATCGCGTTAAGCAGCGACATCAGTGGCGGCAGCAGCGCCTCGACGATCTGCATCAGAGGCGGGAGCAGCGGCATGATGACGCTGTTGACGATCTGAAGGGCTACCTCCAGCAGCGGCGTGATGACCGGCAGCAGCGAGGCGATCAGGTTTGCGAGCACGGGCAAAACGGTCGAGATGATCTGCGTCAGCATCGGCAAAATTGTCGCCAGTATGCTCGAGATCGGCGGGAGGATTGCCTGAACGATCTGCATAAGCGGAGGGAGTAGCTGCTGCGCGAGCTCGAGAAGCGGTGGCAGGAACGAGCTCACGAGCTGGCTGAGCAGCGGGAGGATCCCGGCGGCCAGCTCCGTGACCATAGGCATGACCATCTTCAGCGCGTCGCCCATCCCGAGGAGGAACTCTTGCACAAACGGCATACAGGTGTTGAGCGTGTCGGTGATGATCGGGGCGATTACCTCGAAGGTCTCCATCAGGATCGGCGCCAGCGCCGTCAGGGTGTTGGCAATCATTGAGGCCATAGGGAGCAGAGTCACCTCTGCCGACCGCTTGATCGCCTCAAAAGCAGAGCCGAGGTCGTTGTATTTGACATCGTTGATCTGCTGAAGGGCCGCCGCGCCGTCGTAGGCCGCGGTCTCTACATTTGCCAGAACAGGGAGCAGGCCAGCCTCCAGATCCTCGAACTGTGTGCCGAACAGGGCCACGGCCGTCGCATTTCGCTCCAGCGGGTCGTCCATGTTGTTGAGTGCTTCGACTGTGTCAAAAAACGCCGCCTGTGCGGTGTCCCCGCCGGCGGCGAACGCTTTGAACATGGAGTCGGCATCGAGCCCGAGGCTTTCAAAGGCTTCGCGGCTGCTGTCGCTGCCGTCCTTCGCTCTGATGTTGAACTCTTTGACCGCGTCGCCGACCTTGTCGGTGGAGAACAGGCCGGCGTCTGCGCCTTCGATCAGGCTGCCCATGAACTGGTCAGCGCTCAGGCCGAGGGCCGCAAACTGGCCGCTGTATTCGTTGAGTGTGTCGAGCAGGTCGCCGTTTTTGTCGGCTCCGTTTTGTGCGCCGGTTGCGATCAGGCCGTAGGCTTCCTCGGCGCTGATGTTAAAGTTTTTCATCAGAGAGGCGGCAGCCCGGGCGCTTTCGCTTATGTCGTAGTCGAAGGTGTCGCGCAGCACGAAGCCCGCAGCGGTGGCCTGCTCCAGTGCTTCGCCAGTCAGGTCGCTGGCCTTTTGCGTTGCGGCCAGTCCGTCGGCCACATCGGCGAAGTCCTCGCCGAGGTTTTGCGCGTAGATGTTCTTGATGCTCTCACCGAGGGCGTCGAGCTCGTCACCAGTTGCTCCCGTAGATGCGGAGATCTGGTTGACTGCCTTGTTGTACTCGTCGCCGAGATCGGCCAGATACTTTCCGGCCTCGATGACAGCCTTGCCGGTTGCCACAGCGATGCCGCCGGCAGCGGCACCAACGGCGACGGCTTTCCAGTTGATTTTGTCGAGGTGCCCGGTCACATCCTCCATCGCCTTGCCCAGCGACGGGTCGAAGGTGTCGCGCAGCACGAAGCCCGCAGCGGTGGCCTGCTCCAGTGCTTCGCCAGTCAGGTCGCTGGCCTTTTGCGTTGCGGCCAGTCCGTCGGCCACATCGGCGAAGTCCTCGCCGAGGTTTTGCGCGTAGATGTTCTTGATGCTCTCACCGAGGGCGTCGAGCTCGTCACCAGTTGCTCCCGTAGATGCGGAGATCTGGTTGACTGCCTTGTTGTACTCGTCGCCGAGATCGGCCAGATACTTTCCGGCCTCGATGACAGCCTTGCCGGTTGCCACAGCGATGCCGCCGGCAGCGGCACCAACGGCGACGGCTTTCCAGTTGATTTTGTCGAGGTGCCCGGTCACATCCTCCATCGCCTTGCCCAGCGACGGGTCGATGGTGCCGGCGAAGCTCACGACTGCTTGCAGGATTTTGTTTTTCCCGGTCATTGGTGTCACCTCCTTCGCGGCCTGAAATTATACCTGGGGATGCTCGGGATCTTGGCCCGCTGTTTTTTGGCCTCCTCTGCCGCCTCCCAGTATTCGGTCAGGAAGTCCGTCAGGCGTTCTCGTCGGAGCTCTCCGGCTGAGATGTGGAAGGCTCGGGAGTAGTCTCGGACGAGCTCTCCGAGTCGCTTCCCTCGGATTGTTCCGCCGACCTCGCTGTGGTAAAATTTCGCCCGATCCTCACGAGCGTCATCACATCGGCGCCGCTGATGCGCTCAAGGTCAGTGATGTCGATGTCGGTGTTGACGGCGATGATCGCCATCATGGCGAGGTATGCGTGCAGGGAGTAGTCCAGCTCGCAGGCGCCGGCGCTGCCGCCCGATTTGCTCGTAGTGGCGCGCAGCTTGCGGGCCTCGGCCTCCGCGAACATTCCCACGGTGATCGCGCTGGTGTCGTAGGTCAGGGTCTTGACCTTCTTGCCGTTGATGGTGATGGGGTTGCTGAGTGTCAGTTTTTCCATGAGTTTTGTCTCCTCTCAATAAAAAGAGCGCCGCCCGAGATGGGCGGCGCCCGCAGATTACAGGACGCTGCGAATGGTCTGCGCGTAGTCCTTGCCACCGACGCGCAGGATCGTGTTGAGCTGGTCGATCAGCCAGTATTCAGTCCCGGCGACGAAAAGCTGGTAGCGGCTCACGGCCAGCGTGATCTCGTTCTCGCTCGGGTTGCCGGGATCCACAGACAGGCCGGGGATCGTCTTGGGCACAGAGCGGAGGAACGCCTTGCAGCCTTCGGTCTTGGTGGAGCCGTCGGAGCTTTTGACATCCTGCGCCCATCTGACCTCGATGGTCTTGCTCTCGAACTTGACGAGATCGCGCAGGCCGAGGTCGATGCCGATCTTGGTGATGGCTGCTTCCATCGCCTCGATCTGGCCGGTCATGGGTGCGGTATAGGTGCCCATCGCCTTGAAGTCGGCGGTCACAGGGGTGACGGCGGGCAGGGTGATGGTCACATCCTTGGCGACGAGTTTGCCGTCGATGTAGACGGTGTCGGCGAGGATGGGGCCCTTGAGGTCAAGCCACAGAGACATTACTCGTCACCTCCTTCGTAGTAGACGGAGAAGCCGGCGTCGGTGTATGCGACATAGACGCTCGCAGACTTCAGGGGCGGGGTCGGAGTGACCGCGATGTCCCAGCGGAAGTCGCCGTTCATAATGTCCGTGGTGCTGTTCTCGCTCTCGAGGAACAGGATCACAGGCTCGCCCAGCAGGGCGCCCATGCTGACATAGCCGTCGAGCTTCTCCTGCTCGCGGTTGATGATGCGATCCTTCAGCGCTCTGGTCATGGGGCTGTCGATCTCGGGGCTCCACTCGCGCTGGAAGCTGTTGGTGATGTGCATGAGCATCCGCATGGAAGTGTCGAAAATCGCCCGAGGGTCGACATCTGCGCCGTAGGTGTAGGCGGCCGTATGGTCGCCCCACAGTACCCACTCGCCGCCCCATGCGACGACGGTGCTGATGCCGTTCTGAGTCAGCTCCTTGCCGGCCTGCTGGTCGAAGCCGCGGTTGTTGGCGTTGGCTCCAAAATACTGCCGGATGACGGGCACCGACTTATTGCCGCAGGTCTCCATCGGGACGCTGTTGTGGCTGAAGTCTGCCCGCATGAGCTCGACGACCGCCAGCGTGCTCAGATGGAAGATCTTGCCGAGGTTGTTCATGGCCTGCGGCCAGTAGACCTTCGAGCGCTCGCCGGTGTATGCGTTTTCGCGCTTCCACGCTTTGGCCTTTTCAATGGTGTCCACGGCCTGCTTGCTGTCACGATCCACCAGAGGAAGGTCTGCGATGACGAAGGCGTCCCAGTGGCCGTTGATCTTCTGACAGGCCGAGAGCATAGCGCTGTAGACCGCGGGGCTGTCACTCCAGCCGGGTGCTGCGATCAGGTTACAGACCGCAAACTGCTCGGGATAGAGCAGGGCGATGGAGCTGATGCCGCTGTACTCGCCGGATGCCGTGACGCCTCCGATGATGTCCTCGGCGACGACCGTGCTGTCGTCCACCTCGTTGAAGCTGACGGTCATGGTGCCGGTGAGCTGCTCGTCCTCCTTCAGGCTCGTGATGACGACCGTGCCCTTGGTGAAGTTGTAGTCCAGCGCATAGTCGACGCCCTCGGTGTATGTGCCGGCCCCGTCGCCCGTCTTGGCGATGGTCAGGGTGTCGAGGATGACGGTGGAGCTGGAGAACTCAGCCCGGCCGCCCACGAAGTTGATCTGCTTCTCAGTGGGGGCCTCCATGCGGTGCTTGCCCTCGGAGGGATCGAGAACATTGATGACATAGATGGGGCCGATGTTCCCGATGGGGTTGTTGAAGTGCGCGTCCATGACCTCGCAGAGCGTGAAGGTGCCCCAGTCTCCGGCGTAGCCGAGCTTCTTCTGTGCGTCGATCATGTTGCTGATCTTGACAGGCTCGTTAATTACGCCGGCGCCTGCGAAGCCGCGCACAAGGTTGACGGGTGCCGTGCCGATATAGACCGGCGTGGTGCCCGCCTGTACGGCGTTCTGCGCCACTGTCTCGCCGATGTGGCCGTAGGCGCCGTAGAGGTATTCGTTTGCCATCTGCTTTTCCTCCTTTGCATAAAATTAGAGCGACCGGTGGGCCGCTCTTAAAGCAGGTGTTGGTAGCTGGTAGGGTGTCGGGTCAGCGTCTCCTCGACGGAGAACTCGACCCACGCAAACCAGTAGGGGTAGTAGTCGGGTACGGCGTCCTGTTCAGCCACGGGGCCGAAGGTGATGCCGTCCTCCTTGATGACGCGAAGCTCGCCGATGTACTCAGCGTTTTCAATCAGGCGCAGGGCCGTGTCCACGAAACTCCATGTGTCGCGCCAGCCCTCGCCGTTTTTCTCGAAAAAGGCTGCTGCCGCCTCGTTGTACTGCTGGACATAGGTGCCGCTGCCGTCGCCTTTTGGTATGAAGATGTCGCGCCCGTGATAACCGGGATCCCATGCCGAAAAGCAGAGCCGGATCTTGATACCCCGGGAGCTTGCGATCATGTCGTCCTCCCCCTGCACGAGCTGCACGCAGACCGATGGGATCGGCGCCGCCACCTTCGGGGGCGTCCTATCTTTCGACGGGACAAAAAGCGAAAATGCAGCAGGATTTACCAGCTTATAAGGATAGGAGGCGTCTGTCGCGTTGTCGTCGGGGAGCTTCAGCTTTACCAGAGGGCAGACCTCAGCGGTCAGCCACTCCCTGACGATCTCGATGCTGTTGACTATGGACACGGCTGCACCTCCTACATGGTGATCGTCTGACCGAGGGCGATGGTGGCGATGCCCATATCCTCGCTCCAGTCGTTGACGATATACTCGCGGCCGTCCACATTGAGCCCCTCACCAGCCGGGCGCCGAGCAGGCAGATCCTCGACTGCTGCGTAAAGCATCAGCGAGGACTCTGCCACGCCCAGCTCTTGCCCCCCTTGGCGCTGCTTCAGGGCATTGTCATCCAGCACGACGGTGATGGTCTTGCCTTCGACGCGGTGCTCCTCTCCGAACTCGTCGAGATCGAGAAAAACAAGCCGGCGGTCGCGCTCGACCATTTCCTTGAAACTGGATCCCATTACACAGGATCCGCGGCGTCGATCTGAGGGGGCTCCTCGTCGTCGTCGCTCTGGCCGTTCCCAGTCTTGGCCTGCTCGATGGCGGCGATGACATCGGCCTTCTTGCGCAGAGCAGAGGCGTCCACGCCGTAGCTTGCGGCCACCTCCTTCAGCTCGTCAAGTTTCATGTCCTCGTCGTACTCAGCCTCCCCGGAGCCGGCAGAGGCTTCGGTTTCCTCGGTGCCGGGGTCAGGATCCTGTGGCGCGCCAGCGCCGGCCGGGTCGGGGCTTTCAGGATGTTCGGGCAGGTCGACATACTTGGCGATCTTCTGCTTTACCAGACGGGCCTCCAGCTCAGGGTCGAACTTCTGAGGGCCGTCGGCGTTGGTGATAGGGACGACCTTGCGGCCGTTGTAGTAGCCGAAGGTGCCCTGAATGATCTGGATCATGTTTTTCGCTCCTTTCTCTCCCGCTTATTCGCCGGTCAGGACATCGGCAGAGATCCACGGGTTTTTGTTGTTGGGGATCAGCAGCGGGCGGCTGGACAGGGTCAGGGTGCGGGTGTTGCCCTCGGCGCTGCTCACATACTTCGGGACGCGGCGGCCGGCGTAGGTGTGGAACTCACCATCAGACTGCTCCACCTGAGACACGGCGCCGTATGCGGTACGGCCTGCGGCGGGAGCGGTGAGGACGCACTTGCCGGACGGGATGTAGAGCTTGTCGTTTCCGGCGTCGTCGGTGTAGGTCTCGTCGTAGGAGATCACATTGATGATCCGGCCGTTGATGTTCAACCGTGCCATAATGGAAGCGCCCGGCGCCAGCTCCTCGGGGGCGACGCTGCCCAGCTCGTAGCGGCGGTTGTTGAGCATCTCCTTGATCTCGGCGTTTTCCACGATGGCGTCAGCCACATCAGGGGAGCACACCAGATCGGCAGCGCGTAGGCCACGGCGGGTCAGCATACGAGCCATCACGCCGAGGTCGGCGCGGATCTTGGCGTCGGCAGCGTCCCACTTCACGGTCGGGGTGTAGGTGGCAGGGTTGGCGTCCTCGGAGTAGAAGCGGATCTCCATCTCGTCGCCCTTTTCGGCGTCGTCTGCGATGTGCTTCATTACGCAGCCGTTGGTCAGCATGGTCTCGGCGGCCATAGCCTCCTCGCGGTTGGTGATAAGGTCGCCCAGCTCGTCGGCGTCACGCAGGATGAGCACCTGCTGGCGCTGCTCGGGAGTGAGCTGAGAGTACAGAGCCTCACCGAAGCCGCGCTTGCGCAGCTCGTCGAGGGTCAGGATGCGGCGAGGAGCCACGAAGGGCGGGGTGTAGCGCTCCATGTTGTAGCCCTTGCGCAGGATGGTGACGCCGCCCTTGCGAGGAGCCACGAAGGGCGCCAGCTTGCGGGTGCCGTCACGGTACTCAACGAGCACATCCTCAGAAGCGAAGATGTCGCTCGCGTCGTTGGTGGGGAAGTAGCGGTCACGCAGGAAGGTCGCCGCAGGGGTGAGCTGCTGGACGGCCATGAGCAGCGTGTGGGTGTCGTAAAAGTTAAAAGGCATTTTGTTATCCTCCTTTGCTCTTAATAGTCCAGCGCGTCAGACAACAGGATCCCGCTCTTGCGCAGGGCCTCCTCGTCTGCGGCGGTCAGGGTGTAGCCTTCGGCCACGGTCAGCTTGTTGCGGGCAAAGTGGCCGGTGCGGTAGGCGGTGCCGGTGGTGCTGACAGCGGTGTCCACATCGTCGGCCAGCACATACAGGGCCTTGCCATCGGCCACAGCAGCAGCCAGAGCGGCGAAGTCTTTGCCGCCGGGAGTGCCGGAGATGACGGTGCCGCGCTTTACGATGCCGGCGGGGGTGTCGGGAAATTCCACTGTCACCACATCGGCGACGGGGTCGTTGGACACGATCAGGCCGTCATAGCCGACGGCGCCGATGTTTTCGTCGAGTCTCTTGCTCATTACTTCTTCCCTCCGTTCTTGGTGGAGTTGTAGATGCCGACGACGGCGTCCACCTTGGCCTTGTCGTCGTTCTCGCTGCCTTCCTCGCCGCCGTTAGGGGCAGCGCCGACATCCTCAGCGCCGGAGTCGTTGTTGTCCGCGGCCGCGTCCTTCAGGTGCTTGGCGCCGAGGGCGGCCTGCTTCTGCATAGCCTTGAGCGCGAGCTGCTCAGCGGTGCAGGTTTCCTCGCCATACTTGGCGTCCCTGACGAGCTGAGCGTCGCCCACACTGGCGGCGATGCTGTCGATGGCCTCGATGCGGGCCCGCTCCTGCGTCACGGCATTAGCGGCGGCCTGCTGCTCGATCTGAGCCACGAGGTCGGGGTGCTGTGCTCTCATTTCCTCGAGAGTCATGGGTACATCTTCCTTTCTGTTTTCGCCGCCTGTGACGGTCGGCTTTTTATTTCCAGCCGCAGGAGCGGCGTGGATGCTATTGGACACGCGGATCGTGTCGGGGATATTGTGCAGGCCCTTGATGCTGTGCTGGATGCCTGCGACGAGGAGCACCTGCTTGTCGGCGCTTACCTCCACTTCGGGGCTCTGCCCGTCGAGGACGGTGTCGGCGAAGCCGTTGTCGACGGCCTCCTGACCGACCATCCATGTCTCCCGGGTCATCATGCCGCGGAGCTGATCGACCTCGAGACCTGTCTTTGCGTGGTAGATCTCGGCGATGGCCCGCTCGCTCGCGTCAAAGTCCTTTTGGAGCTTCTTCAGATCTGCGAGGGTGTAGTAGTCCCACAGCAGACCGGCGACTCCGTGGATCATCACCATGCTGCCGGGGTAGACCTGTACCTCGTCGCCCGCGCACATGATGACGCTTGCGGCGCTGGCTGCGATGCCCTCCACGACGACGACCTTATGGCCGCTCAGGCCCTTGATAGCGTTGTGGATAGCGATGCCGGTGTAGAGGTCGCCGCCGCAGCTATTGATCTTGATGGTGATGTTGCCCTTGTCTTTGACAGCGGCCAGATCCTCGAGGAAGCCCTCGGGGGTGATGTAGAGGCCGGGCTCCGGCTCTCCCGTCCACCAGTCGACGGGCTGGCGGCTCATTACATCGCCATACAGCAGGATCTCGCCGGTGTCGTCTCCAGTGCTGGCGATATTCCAGAACTTGACCGGCTGCTTGGCGGCAGGCTGTGGCCCGGCGCAGAGCCGGGCGGGTTTAGGTGTTCTCATGCTTGTCCTTGTCTCCTTCCTTGATGCTTTTGACGACCTCAGCGATGACCGCCTCGCGTACAGCGGCAGAGAGGCCGCTGGCGGGTTGTGCTTGGTCGCCGGTCTGGCCTTGCGCGGCCCTGAGCTTCTCGTTTTCTCTGGCGATCTGGTCGACATTGGCGTCCCACTGGCCGCCGTTGAGCCTGATGGTGGCCTGCTCGCGGGTCGTGATTGCTTCGCCGATGGCGAGGATCTCGGCCGTGATCTCCTTGGTCGGGTCGAGCTGCCCCTGAGACGGGCCGATCCATTCGGCTCCGAGGTACGCAGCCCGGACAGCCGGGTCGCTAAAAAAGCCCGGGGCGCTGATGCGTCCGCGGGCAACGGCCTCGGAGAGCCAGATCTCGTAAATAGGGGCGCAGAAGTCGGCCACAAACCACTCTCGGCGCATCTTAAATGCTTTCCACGCCTCCATCAGAGCGGCACGGCTCGCCGAGTAGCTGCTGTTAAACGCCTTCAGGAGCAGGTCGGCAGGGATCTCCAGCGCTGCGCCCACCTGCTCGCAGATGGCACGCAGGAAGGTGTTGAAGCCGCTGGCCGGCCGTTTCGGGTCTGCGAAGGTCACATCCTCGCCCGGCTCCATGATGTTGATCTGCCCGGGGCCCATTTCGTACTCGTTGGGATCCCGGCTCACTTCCGGCAGGGAGCTCCCCACTTCGTTGAATGGGTTGTCGCCGGTGTCTGCGTTGGTCTTGATGAAGGCCGTGAAAAAGCTCTCCACCACGGCAGCGGTCAGCTCGCTCTCGGTATAACGCCGGAGCTGAAGCAGCGGCTCGATGACCTGCGCGAGGTAGCTGACGCCGCGGTACTGATCCGGGCGCTCGCTTTCCATAATGTGCAGGATGTTGGGCAGGCCAGTCCGCTCTCCATACGCCTGCACGCGGGCCCACTGAGTCGACGCTGTGCCGATCTCGAAGGGGTAGGTGCTGCGGATATGGTAGGCCGCGATCTGCCCGTTGCTGTCTACCTCGACTCCGTCGTAGATCGTGTTGCCATTGGCCGCCTTGCCGGTGGTCAGCAGCATCGGGGTGATTGTACCAGATCCCGTCGGCGTCGCCACGCGGTCGGCCTCGATCAGGTGGATGCGCAGGGAGTAGGGCATGAGGGTCGTCGGCTCGTACTGCTTGATGACCGCAAACACATCACCGCTCACCAGCCACGAGGAGAGGGCGAGCTGTTGCATGGCTGCGAAGTTGTTGACGCCGGTGGCGTCGCACGCCCTCTTGTTTCCGGCCCACAGCGCAAACTCGCGCTCGGCCTGTGCCTGCCATGCGTCGGCCGCCTCCTGCGTCATCCCCAGCGCCTCGCGGTCGATCCTGCTCTTGAGCTGGAGCCCGATGCCGATGACATTTGTGCGATTTGTGCGGATGGCAGAAGTGGCGACGGGCGCCGCCATGTAAAGCATCCGGGCGCGCTGCCGGAGTGTTCGGTTGTGCGCGTCGATGTCCTCCTTCGGGCTCCCGCTCATGGCTCTGAAGCCTTTGGTCGCCTTCTTTTGGTAACTTGCTCCGGCGTCGCCGTAGCCCTTGTTCGTGGGGCGAGGCCCCTGCGGTCTGCTCTGCGGTCGGCTTCTGTTCTTTTTCTTGCTGATGGTGCTCACCTCCTTCCTGTAAAATGGCCGCCGCCGGGAGAAAAGGAGCGAAAACTCCCGGGCGGCAGTCTATGAAAAAAGCTCCGGGCGGGGCTCCTTTCACCAGTCACGGGGGACGACGCCCACGGCTTTGCGCGGCCGCTGTCCGCTGAGCTCTCCCTCGAGGTCTGCGATCTCTTTCTCGAGCTCCTTGATGGCTGCCCGGATGGCGCTGAGGTCTGTGTTGTACCGGGCGAGATTGCGCGAGCCGATGCCGTAGCTCTGGACGCCTCCGTCCAGCATCTCGGCCTCTCGCTTCAGGTATAGAGCGAGCCGGTCACGCTTTACGGTGATCTGCTCGATGATTGTGGCCTTGCTTTTCATGTGTGTCCTCCTTACCAGTCGTCTCCGTAGCCGCTGGCCTTGCTGCGCTTGGTGCGCGGCCTGCGCTGAGCCGTGGGCTTCGGTTGCTCCTCCAGCCCTTTCAGTCTGCGCTCAACGGCGTCCATGTCGGGGTTGATGATCTTGAGCCCTGCGATGGCATAGTCTCGGCAGTCGAGTGGCTCGTTTCTCTGGTGCCCGGGCAGCTTCACCCACGCCCACTGGTCTCCGCGCTTTGTTCGGGTGAGCTCCATCTTTTCCGAGAGCAGGCCGTTGAAGTAGTTGAGGTCGTAGCCGGCGTCGGGGTGCCGGTTGAAATGGCAGAACTTCGGCCCCGGCTCCTGCACTTTCAGATTTGCCATGATGGCCGCCTTGCCCGCGTCGACGCCGATGGTGTAGAGCCAGCAGGTGATCTTCTTGTTTTCCCGTATGGGCACCTTTGACGGCGGCGAGACATAGGGGATCCCGTCGCCGCCCTTGCCTTTGATTGCAAAGACGCGCTTACCTTGCCGGGCCCTGCACGCTTCATAGACCTCTTGCGTGAAGTGGCCGCCGGAGTCGACGCAGGTGATGGAGATCTTCAGGCCGCGGCCGTTTGCGAACTTGTAGACATGGTCGACGACATCGTCCAGACGGAGCCAGACCTCGGGCGTGTCTGGCCGTCCCATGATGACGCCCTTGACGATCCCCCATGTTTCTCCGTATTTCCCGTGGCCGACCACCTCGTACTCGAGGCGGTTGTCCTGCGTATCGACGCCGCAGGTGAGCACCAGCACGCCGTCAGGTAGCTCCACAGGGGTGCCGTCCGGGCGGGTGCCGTAGTCCTCGCGGCGGGCGAGCATGGTGTCCTCGTCCGCGATGTCTCCGCGATCCTCCCACAGTTGGCCGAGCAGGGTGTTGTAGACCACCTTGAGGCGCTGCGGGTCGTCCTTTGCGTCGAGGAACTTCAGGACGATTTTCTCCCACGGAGTCCACGGGGATGCGAAGGCGTTGAGCCAGAAGGATCGCACGCCCTTTTTGTAGGCGTCGGGGTTGTCGGGGATCCACTTCGCCGGCTGCTTTCGCACGACCTCCTCAGGGATCAGGCAGCCGCAGGCGGGGCAGACCCACGAGACGCCGCCCTTCAGGCTCCACGACTTTTTGCCGCGGATCTTTCTGGCCTCTGGATCGAAGCGGACGGCGTCGAAAACGATCTCGCTGTACTCCCCACACTCGGGGCAGCAGTGACACCATCGCTCCTGCGTGCCTTGGTAGAAGCTGGTCTCGATGTTGCTGGCTCCCTTGATGGTGGGGGTGGAGACCTCGACCGCCTTGGCGTTGTAGAATGTGGCCTGCCGAGCTTCAGCCAGCCCCCACGGGTCGCCCTCGGTGCCGGCGCTGCTTGCCCATCGGTCGCGCTCATCGCCGATAATATAGCGGGCGGGGGTGGATGCCAGCGCCGAGGCGCTGTTGGAGCCCGTCAGGGTCAGCATCCCGCCGGGAAATGACTTCTGGAGGATTGTGTTGCCGCTGTCTTTGGCTTTGACATCGTGCACCTTCGCCTTCAGCGGCTTGCTGTCCCGGATCATCGGGGCGACGCGCAGCCGCGAGAACTTGCGGGCGTCGTCGATTGTCGGGTGCACATACAGGATGCTGCCGGGGTCTTGGTCGATAATGTAGCCGATGATGTTGAGCTCGAGCTCAGACTTGCCGACCTGAGACGCCGCCACCATGACGATTTTGTGCACCTTCGGATCTGTAAAGGCTTTCATCGGCTCCTCGAGGTATGGGGTGCGCTTGGTGCGCCACGGGCCCGCCTCGGCCGAGCTTTCGGGAGAGAGGCGGCGGTGCTTGTCTGCCCACTCGTCCACGGTCAGGCTCTCGGGCGGTGCGAAGCGTTTGACTGCGCCCGAGATTGCGGCGTTGATTTTGGCGGCGGCCTTTTTAGTCGTCGGCGTCATCGGAGAGCTCGCTCCAGCCTTCCCGATCCCGTACCCGCCGCGCATAAACCTCGGGATCGTACTTGTAGGCGGCCAGCTCCTCGAGTATCTTGTAGACCTCGGCGCGGATGATCTCAGAAGCCTCGGCAGCGGTGCCCGCCGCAGAGACATCGACGGCCAGACGGCCCGGCAGGGCTATGAGCATCGATCTGATACTATACACGAGGTCGGTCATCACAGCCTCGACATCTTCGCTCCTGTGCATGGTGCCCTCGAGCTCTTTGAGCTGAAGGGCGGCCATGTCGGCCTTGTTTCTCTTGAGGTCTGCCTCAGCTTCCAGCCGGCGGCTCTCGACCTCGGCGTCTTTCTTCGGGGCGTCGCGGCCGTTCGCTTTGTCGCTCAGGTACTTGATGTACTTCTGGATCGTCGGGAGCAGGTCGTAGCGGTTTGCGTGCCCTTCCTTGGTGGCGGTAATGATGCCCTCCTTGGCGAGCTGCTGTACGCGGCGGGGGTCGACGCCGAAAATGGCAGCGATGGTCTTGCTGTCGACGAGCTTGGCGTTTGTGTTGTTGCTCGGCATGGCGTCCCCTCCTTTCTGTCGTGCTTCCTTGCCGCTGAGGGGCGCTTGCGAAGCGAAACGCCCCCGAAAATATTTTTGTGCCTGCGCGTTTTTTGGGCTCGCCAGCACCGCAGGCGTTTGGGGCTCGTCACAGTACCTTGCGGGCCTCTGCGCGCCGCTGTGTCGTGTTTCTGGCACTGGCCGTGGTGCGGCTTGTCCGAGCGGGCGGCCGCCGTGGTGGTCGGCCTGTGTTGTTCTGCGGCGGTGCTCTGGCTTACAGCCCGAGGGCTCGCTTCATGTGGTGGTCGAGCCGCTTGGCTGTCTCGGTGTTGAGCCGCAGCATGATGGCCTCATTGGTGCGCTCGCTGGTTATCATCTGTGGCACCGAGATGGTCGTCACCTTCTTGATGTCGGTGCGGGTCTTGCTCATCCGCTGGAATGGGATCCAGTTGGTGCCGCTCTCCTGACCGTTGCCCGTGCCCATCAGGATATTGTGGGATCGCTGTGAGAACGGGCCGCCCGGCGTTCTGGTGTTCTTGTAGCGGCCGATGACTTTCTTCTGCCCCTTGAGCACCTGCACCTTCAGGGTGTAGCTCTTGCCGTGGGGTGGGGCCTTTGGCGTCATGCCGAAGTGCACAGGCGTCAGGAGCCGCCCCTTGTAGGTGATGGCGAGCTCCTCGATGGTCTCGCCCGTGATGCGGATGCTGCCGGCCATTCGCTTCGGCCTGCCATTCCCGGACGGAACGATCTCCGACTTCTTGATGTTGTAGACGGCCGTGACCTCCTGAGCTATCCAGCCCGGGGCTCTGGCCTTGACATCCTTGACGGTGTTGGTGATGGCCCTGCGGCCGCCTTCCTCAATGGCCCGCACATCTGCGACGAGCTGGCTCAGGTTGCCGAGCTGTGCGGATATGCTGCTGTGCGACATGGTTGCCACCTCCTTTCGCGCATAAAAAAGCCGCCGGGCGTTTGTTCGCTCTACGGCTTTGTGCTCTGGTCGTTCTTTGGTTGTTGTTCGGTTGCCCGCCTGATACTTCCCCGGCGTTGCTCGGGTGTCCGGCGGTCTTTCGACATGATACAGGATAGCACAGGGCGGTTGTCCCTTTCAATCCCATTTACTCTCATTTTGTCCGCTTTACTCTCATTTACTCCCCCGAGGGGCGGCCTGCGGCTTTCTGTGCCGCCTCTTTCTCCGGGGTGGCGCCCGTACCCTCGGCCACCTTCGCAAGAGCCAGCAGGGCCCGACCGTGCAGCCTGAAGGTGCGCTTCTGGTATGTCTCCTCTTTGTCGAGGTAGTCCTGCCGATCACCGAACAGGGCGCCAGCGATCTCGTCCCATCCAGCCCGGTCGAAGTAGCGCAGCCGGATGACGGCGCGCTCGTCCGGGTTGTCGAGCTTTCGGATCATGCGCTCTATGGCTGCATTTTCCCGGCGCTCCTCGGCGATGGACTCCTTGATCTGTTCCTCGAGCTCCAGTTTGCGCGCCGCCATCATGCCGGTGCGGTCGGTCGGCGTGCCGGATCCCCGTGGCATACCAGTCATGTCGGGCCCGGGAGGGTCGGCCATCGTCAGCGTCATGCGGTCGAGGCGCTCGATCTGGTTGTCTATGTCTCGCAGCATGGCGGTGTAGTCGGCCAGCCTGTCTTTTATCTTCTGAGTGATCGGCTTGTCGCTCATATCTATGTCAGGGCGTCACTCCTGTTCACCTCCTTGATCGTCCGGCTCGAAGATCCCGGCGATTTCCTCACGCGAGAGCTCCCGGCCTTGACGGACGCAGCTTATATTTGTTTTTCCCGTCATCCTGATGTATCGCTTTACGATCACATCCGTGAATGCCGGCGTCAGCTCCATGATGTAGGAGGGCTGCCCGTATGCCTCGCAGGCGGCCATTGTTGTTCCAGAGCCGCCGAACGGGTCGTAGACGCCCGTGGCGAAGTCGGTGTTGTCCACCAGCTTCTCCAGCAGCTCGGTCGGCTTCTGTGTCGGGTGGAGCTCGTTGCCGGAGCGGGAGATGCTCAGCACATTTCCGTACCCCTTGTGGCCGTCGAAGTGCGTGGCGGCCCGGGCGGCAAACAGTATGAGCTCGTGCTGTGATCGCCAGCCGATGCCCATGCCCGGGGTGCCTTTGTCCCACACAATCTCAGACTTCACGCCGAAGCCGGCAGCCTCAACGAGGTCGAACAGGTAGACCCACATCCTCCAGTCGGTGAAAATGTAGGCGTACAGGCACGGGATGTCCGTGAGTGCGCCCCTTATCAGGTTTTGGTAGCCCCGGGTGCTGAGGATGTCGTTTGCGATCTTCGGGGCCTTGCCGTCCTTTCGGTTTGTCCCGATGCTGCCGGTCGACTTCTGCGACTCCTTGCTGCCTCCCGAGCAGTACGGCGGGTCTGTCAGCAGGATCTCGGGCTTGGCTCCGTCCAGCAGCAGGGCCCTGTCCTCGGCTCTGGTGCAGTCTCCGCAGAGGACGCGGTGCTTGCCGAGGATCCAGAGGTCTCCGTACTGCGTGACCGGCTCGGTCGGTGGCTGGATCTCCGCATCAGGATCTCCGTCCGCCTCCTGCTTGTGCACAGCTTCGGAGAGCGCGGTCACGATGTTGCCGTAGTCCTCCTCGGTGTAGCCAGAGAGCATGAACGGGATCTCGCCAGTGTCTATGTCGACGAACAGGTCGGCGAGGAGCTTGTTGTCGGTGGTGGCGAGCTCCGCGATGCGGTTGTCCGCTGTCAGGTCGGCCAGCTCCTCGGCCTCGTTTGCGTAGTCCTGATAGTCGACCGGGGCCTCTGTCAGATCTTCGAGCTCCGCAGCCATCAGGCGGCCGTGCCCTTTTGTGACGAGCCCGCTGCGTTTGCTGACGGTGATCGGCGCGCGCCAGCCGGTTGCCCTTATGATAGAGGCGAGGAGCTTGATCTGCTCCGGCGGGTGCTGGTTTGGGTTTTTCGGGTTGGGCTGGATCTCCTTCAGCGGGGCGATGGCGTCGTGGGCACAGAATACAGGGACGCCGCCGGCGTATGCTTTCGGCGTGGCGGTGGTGGTGTAGTCGACCATCTCGGGCCCCGCTTGCGGTGCTGGTTTATCTTTTGCCATTGTGGCCGCCTCCCTTCTTGAAGCGGCCGGCCTGTGGGCAGGTCGCCCAGTGCGGTCGGTATCCTGCGTCCGTGGCGTTGACTCCGGGGACGATCTCGCAGCTCACGACCTCGCCCCGGGTGGTGACGACCTTGTCCTTGCCTCCCGGCGTCTCTTTGTAGTAGACCGGCGACGGGTCGCATGGCATAGACTTCCCGCCCCGGGTATTGATCCAGAGAATAGGGGCGCCGCAGCCGCGGCAGGTTGCTTTATTCATGGCGCGCCCTCCGGGCTTCCTGCTTGAAAAACGCGATCCTGCGCTTCAGATCGAGGTCGCTCTCGCCTTGCTGGCGCTCGAGGCCGTACTTTCTGGCCTCGTTGTCGATGCTCTTGCTGTTCTCTGTTTCCCGCTGTTTCTTCTCGACTTCCTTGGTCGTGGCCTTTACCAGCACAACGACGAGGACGACCAGTATGACCGCGATGGCGATGGCCGCAGGGATCCACGCGGGCGCCAGCACCCACAGCCAGCTCCAGTCGATGACGCCGGTGAGCTTCAGGACGATGAAGGCGATGGTCAGCAGGCCGTAAAAGCTGAGCCCGCCGGCTGCGCCGGTGTTGTTCTTGTGTTCGTTCATGGTGTTCCTCCTTTACTTTTGAGCTCCTGCTTTGAGTGCGCAGTTGGTGCAGGCTGCCCGCAGGGTTGGCTCTGCCGCGAGCGCCTGCCGGGTGAGATCTGTCTCCCAGCACTCTGCACCGCAGACGGGACAGGTCACGGCCTTCCAGTCGTCCCCGTGCGGCTCCGGGATGTTTGCCCGGGTCATCATGGCGACGATCCCGCCGTCCCCGACCTTGTGCGGGGTGATGACCATGCCCGGGTCGTCGTCTGGTATCATGGCGTTGAGGATCTCGTCGTACTTGTTGCCGATTGCCTCCTCGGCCGCCTTCCATGCGGGCCCGTGGTCTTTGTCCTCCGGGGTGGCGACATGGGCCAGCTCGTGCGCCAGCAGCTCCGGGGCTGCGCTGATCGGCGCCTCTGCCGAGATGCAGACGACGGGATCGCTGCCGTCGTCCGGGTAGATGGTCAGGCCGAAGGCTTTGTTGCCGTCCTCGTCCACCAGTGTCGGGACGAGCTGCGCATAGTAAGCGGCGTCCGGGTACAGCTCGCGGAAGGCGAGCGCCACGATGGCTGCCGGGTCGTTCATAAACGGCGAGGCCATCGGCCCGATCATCTCGTAGCGCTTGAGGGCCGTGTAGGTCTGCCGGAGCATGGCCCTGATCTCGTCCTTCGGGAAGCTGTTGAGGGTGGGCCCGTTCAGGACGAGGTCGATCATCTTGTCGCTCCAGTCCTGCATCAGGTGGGTCTCTTTCGTGAAGTCTTTGACTGCTCCCGGGTCGGCGTTGACCTTCTCCCGGGTCAGTGTTGTGTATTCTTTCATTGTGCATCCCCCTTAAAAAACGCCATTGGATCCCGTTCTACCTTCTCTTTCACATCCTTGAAGGCGCCAGCGATGCACTCGGCCATCGTGGCGGCCGTTCTGGTCTCTGCCTCCTTGGCCGCGTTTTTTACGGCCTCAGCGATCTCCCCCGGCTCGTAGCCGGTGTTCTCATAGGCAGCGAGGCGCTGCACGAGCTCCTCCTTGGTGGCCGGGCTCCAGTAGCCCGACTTGATGCCGTTTGCTCTTTCGTGCGTCAGTCTTTCCATATTGTTGCTCCTTTTTTGAATGGCCGAGCGGGTGGTTGCCCGCCCGGCCTTGGTCTGTTACTGCATGATGACCACCTTGCCGGCCTCGATCAGGTCGGCGAGGTTTGTGTTGAAGTAGTCGGCGATGTTCTTCTTGGCCTCCAGCTTCCAGATGCCGCCGTCAGCCTCGAAAAAGCCGATGCCCTCGTCTGCGTCCACGCGCAGCAGGAACTCGCTCTCGGGCTGATCCACCTCGAGGAAGGTGCGGAAGGGCCGCAGCATGACGCGGGGCTTGACTTCGACCATCGCGTTGAGGGCCACGCCCTGACGGGCTTCGACGGTCTGCGTGACGCCGTTGTCGTTGGTGCTGACCTTGTTCTCGTCCGTCATCCTGCTCAGAAGCTCGAGCAGGTAGTTGACGCCCTCGTTGGGGATGCACAGGCTCCGCAGCTCGATCAGTGCGACCTCGCGGCCGCGGAAGCCAGTGCGCAGGCCCGGAGCGTCTGCCTCGGCCTTGTAGAGGATGTTGCGGGAGAAGTCGTCGAGGTATGTGGTCATCACCTCGACCGTCTTGTGGCTCTTGGCCTGCACCATGACGACGGTGTCGATCTTAGCGAGCTCCGTGCGGATCAGCTTGCAGATGCCGTCCAGACCGCTGACGCTGATGCAGGCCGGGCGGTCGACATGGGGCGGTACGCGGATCAGGTCGCGGTCTGCGTATGTTTGGCCTCCGATCTCGAAGATCTTGGTGTCCTTCAGGGAAATGAGCTTATCAATCATTTTTGCCAGTATTTTGATGTCCTCCTTGCTTTGTCTGGTGGTTTGTGGTTATCCGTGTTTCACGAGCTTCAGGATCTTCGGCGGCTCCTGTTGTGTCCCGTCGAGGTTGAGTTGGCCGGGTATTTGCGGCACCATCTCGGCCACTACCATCTCTCCGTTTTCGTCGCCGGTCACATAGAGGGAAGTGGCGACCGGGTGAGTGGGGGCGAGGGTACTCTTTGCCGTCACCGAGGCTTGGATCTGCCGGCGCTCGTCGTCCGGGGTCAGCTCGATGGTGAGTGTGATCTTGCGCTTCGCGGTCGCCTTCGTGTTCAAGTCGAGAATGTTCTGGATCACCTTGTCCATCTCGTAGTCGACACGCTCCTCGAAGGCGCCGCGAGCCATTTGCATGATGCTGTCGCGCTTTGCGGTTTCGTTCATGGTCTTGTACTCCTTTCTTTTATGCTCCCGGGCCGAGTAGCGTCATCTGCTCGGTCGGGTTGTCGGCAGGATCCGCAGCCTGCCGGTCTGCGTATGCCGCG